TCTTGGCAAAATGATATACAACCATTTGTTGGGGAAGTATTTACAGATGTAGAATATGCTGAACCAGTTGCTTATGGTACAAGCCTTCCACCAAGTTGGGGTGGTAGATATAGAACAAGACCAGATCAAAATACAATCAAAGGTTATCCAGAGTTGATTGCCAAACAGCTTGAAGGTTTTATTGAAGATGAATTTAGGAGGGAATAATGGCTGCAGTAGATTTAAACACAGTTAGATCAACTATTGAAGGCAGACTTGCAACAGAATTAGCATCCAGCCCTGCAATTCCTGTTGTATTTAATAATATGTCTTTTGATTCAACAACAGAAGATACATTTGTCCAATGCCAAACAAGTTTTGGTACTGGTAGATATTTAGGGAATAACGTAAATATTGTTGTTGGTCTAGTTGTTATAAATATATTTACAGAAGAAGGTATTGGTTCTGGTGCAAATTTTACGATTGGCAAAAGAGTCCGTGACCTTTACAATAAAGTGACAGTATCAGATGTAATCTTTGATTCGCCTATTGGACCAGAAGTTTTGGCATCTAGTCCTGAAGGCAAGTTTCAAACACAATTAAGAATTACATTTGAAATATTTGAGGAACTCTAATTATGGCAAAGCTTGAAATTACTGAAGATATGCTTGATGCGATTGAAGCAGTAAAGGGTAGAAGAGAGTCACAATACTGGGACCCAGAATGTAGAAAATATTATGAGGCACAACAAAATGCCAAAAAAGATGTGAAAAATACTAAAAAAGGTTAATATAAAATAAATACTTTTTTTTGTTATGGCTGTAAAAGGTGATGTTGGAAAAATTATGTTCCACAATGCTGCTGGTACTGAGGCAGATGTAAGTGATTTAAGGGCATGGTCATTGTCTGTCACTAAAGACACAATGGAAACCACAAAAATGGGCGACACCTCAAAAACTTTTGTTGGTGGTCTAATTTCTGGTGAAGGTTCTGCAACACTTCTTTACAACCCATCAGGCAACTCAGATTATCAAGCATTTATTGATGATGTTCTTGTAACTGGTGATGCTGCAGACGCATTATTTGAGTTGTTCCCTGACTCTGCGCAATCTGCTAAAAAAATTGGTTTTTCAGGAATAGTTACCAATGCAGAGTATGGTGCAACACTTGGTGAGATACAAGAGGTAAATATAACCTTTATCACAAGTGGTGCCATAACTTCAGCTATATAGTACATTAGGATAACCAACCTAATAATTTATGGCAAAGAGAAATGTCGATCTTATTACTGAAGCCTTTGGCGAGGTAATGAGCAACAGAAGAAAGTATGAACTCAAAAAGCCTAATGGCGAATTATTGAAAGAATTATATTTTCCACCACTTACGAGATACGACAGAATACAAGCACAAGCTGCTGCTGGCTCGGAAGAAGCCTTGGTTATATCTACAAGACTGCTTTGTCAGTTGGCAGAAAATGAAGATGGTTCAAAAGCATTTGCATCTAGTGATGCTGAAAACCTTAAAAGGTTTCTACCTGAAACGGTTTTAAATGATCTTGAAATATTTATGATGGGTTTAAATATTGATTTAGGTGCAGCAAAAAACGAATAAAGCGAGACAACTGGTTAAATTTTGAGTTTTTTCTCGCAACAGAACTTGGTAAGACATTAGTTGAACTAAGAAAATCTATTACAGAAGAGGAACTTATATATTGGGCTGCATATTATGAAGTAAAAATAGAAAGAGAAAAACAAGAATTAAATCGTCAAAAGGCTAAAACAAGGTAATATATAATAAAGGTTATTTGCGTTTGTGGCACAATCTACTGTCAGATTAATAGTTGATGCACAAAATGCAATTAGACCATTGCAACGTACTGATCAAATAACACAGCAACTTAGCAAAAATACAAATAAATTAAAAGGCAGGCTTGATAGATCAAGCAGATCATTAAGAGATACAGGTAAATCTGCAAAAGTAGCTGCAACTGGTTTTGGAACTTTAACAAAATCCATAGCTCCACTTCTTAAAGCATTAGCAATTATAGGTACTGCAAGATTTATATTTGTCAAGACAGCAGAATTACAAACACAGGAAACTGCATTAATACAACTTACAGGTTCAGTTGAATCTGCAACTAAAATTATCAAGGAATTACAAGCATTTGGAAATGTTACACCATTTACAAGTAGTGAGTTAATAGAGCAAGCAAAAAGACTAAAAGCATTTGGTTTTGAAACTGAAGATTTGGTTGACACTGTAAAGAGATTATCAGATGTTGCTGGTGCTACTGGCGCAGATTTAAGTGGTATATCAACAGCCTTTGGTCAAATATTGGCAAAGGGTAAGTTGCAAAGAGAGGAAGAATTGCAGTTATTAGAAAGAGGAGTTGATATTACCAGTGAACTAAAGCGTATAACAGGATTACAGGGTGAAGAATTTGAGCGGGCAATGCGTAAAGGCAAAATTGGTGCTGACCTTGTAAATCAAGCCTTAATAAACCTTACAAGTGAAGGTGGTGTATTTTTTGGTGGTGCGACAAAACAATCGCAGACTTTAAATGGTCAAGTTTCAACATTACAAGATAATTTTGAAACCCTTGCAAGAGAAATTGGTGAAAGGTTAACACCAGCATTAATGGGTGCTTTAAAAACTGCTAATAAATTGTTAAGTTCAATTAATAGATTATTTTCAAGTGAATTTCAAAGACAGATAAGTGGTTTTAGATTAAATCTTGAAGTGCCCGGTGGATTTTTATCTGATTTAGAAAAAATAGAAAGTTTTACAAAAGATATACAGCCACTTGGTCTTGATACTGAAGCTATTGATCTTCGTATAAGTCAATTACAAGGAACTTCTGAACAAATTAGAAAAATCACAAAAAAAATAAATGAAGGTGGAGTATTAAATAGACCATTTTTTACAACAAAACAAGAAGAAACACAAATATTAGAAACACAAGAGGCTATAACAGCAAAAATAAATGAACTAACAGAACGAAAAAACCTACTGTTAGGTATGAATAATACTAAATTAGATGAGCAGAATAATAAAATTAAAAAAATAAAAGATGGTACTGATGGTTTAGGTGATGCTTTTGAAAAAATTGGTAATAACATTGCATCTGGCATCTCAGATGCCTTGGTTGGTGCAATTATGCAAACTAAATCTCTCGGAGATGCAGCAAGGTCAATACTCCAAGGTATTGCCTCTGATCTTTTAAGACTTGGTATAAATACATTTTTATCATCTACATTTGGTGGTATTTTTAAATCTTTGCCCGGATTTGCTAATGGTGGTAGACCACCTGTTGGTAGTCCTTCAATCGTGGGTGAAAGAGGTCCAGAAATTTTTGTTCCAACAACTGCTGGCACTATAATTCCTAATGACAAGATTGGTGGTTCAACAAATAATGTGGTTGTAAATGTAGATGCTTCGGGTTCTGCTGTTGAAGGAGATGATGATAATGCAAGGCAACTTGGTCAACTTATTGCAGTAGCTGTACAATCAGAATTAATACAGCAGAAACGACCCGGAGGACTTTTGGCATAATGGCAACTTTTCCTGACATAAAACCAAGCTATGGAACAAGAAAAAAAAATGCACCAGTTTCAAGGACAGTAAGATTTGCAGATGGTTATGAACACAGAATAATTTTTGGTCTTGCTCAAAATCAGAATCCAAAAGTTTTTAATTTTACATTTAATGTCTCTGAAACAGATGCAGATACCATTGAGACATTTTTAGATGCTCGTGCTAATGACCAAGCAAGTTTTGACTATACACCAGAGGGTGATTCTGCACGAAAATTTGTTTGTGATTCTTGGAGTAAATCAATTCCATATAATAATAGAGCCACAATCACTGCTGAATTTAGAGAGGTATTTGAACCATGAGTACAGCACCTATTGTTTCTGATTTACAAAAAATTAATCCGTCTGCAATTATTGAATTATTTACTCTTACAACAGATGCAACTTTACATGGTTCTGCACAAACTTATAGATTTCATAATGGCACAAGTTTAAATAATAATGGCGATATTGTTTGGGCTGGTAATCAATATTTAAAAATGCCAATAAAGGCAGAGGGTTTTGCATACCAAAAAGGTCAATTACCAAGACCAACATTAACTGTTAGTAATGCTTTGGGAACAATTACAGCTATCCTTTTAAACGTAAACGCAGTAACAACAGGCAATGACCTTACAGGTGCGACAGTAACAAGAATAAGAACTTTGGCAAGATTTTTGGACAATGCAAATTTTCCAGTAACAACTACAAGCTCATCTACGACAACAACGATTGCCGACCCTGCAGATGCTGAATCTGTAACCTACACAGTAACAGTTGTTCAAGATTCTGGTGGTAACAATGTCTTTGCAATAAACGGTACGCAAAAACCTGTTATTACTATGAAGAGAGGTTCAACATATATATTTAATCAATCTCACAGTTCAAATGTCGGACACCCATTAAGAATAAAATCTGATGCTGGTGGGCAGCAATCTACAACAAATACTGGAACACTTGGTACAGATGCAACAGTTACTTACCAGCCAGCATATCCTGATGCGCCAAACGATTTAAGATATTACTGCACAAGTCATGGAAATAATATGGGTAATACAATTACAATGAATAATCCGAATACTACAACCCAAACAACAACAACAACTTCAACACAGCAAGTGAACCCTTTAGGTACACCTGACCCTACCGCAGAGTTCCCACAGGAAATATATAAAATTGATCGTAAGGCAAATGAAAACAGAGAGACAGTTGAGTTTGAACTTGCTGCTGTCTTTGACCTTGCTGGTATAAGGGCACCAAAAAGACAATGTACAAGAAATGAGTTTCCTTCTATTGGTACAATCGTTGCATGACTTGGAAAGATTTTGCCCTTACACACGCAAAAGAACAAGACCCTAAGGAGTCTTGTGGACTTTTAGTGAATGTAAAAGGAAAAGAAAAATATTTTCCTTGCGGTAATTTATCTCTTACAGCACATCAATGTTTTATCCTTGACCCTGAAGATTATGTAAAAGCAGATAATACAGGACAGATTGTAGCAGTAATACATAGCCACCCTGTTACCCCACCAGTTGCCACAGATGCAGATAAGATAAGCTGTGAGCAAAGTAATTTACCATGGCATATAGTAAATCCAAAAACAGAGCAATGGGGTTACTATGAACCATCTGGTTTTAAACCAAAATTATTAGGTAGGCCATGGGTATGGGGTATTACTGATTGTTGGTCATTAGTAAGAGATTGGTATAAACAGGAAAAAAATATTGAACTTATAGATTGGCAACGACCAACCACACCTGAAGAATTTAATGAAAAACCAATGTTTGAAGAATGTGCTGCAGCTACTGGTTTTCAAGAATTACAACCACATGAAAAACTACAAGATGGCGATATTTTGTTTATGTCAATATTGGCTAATAATTTAAACCATGTGGCAATTTTTATAAATGGGGAGTTATTACATCATTTAGCAGATAGACTTAGTTGCATAGAACCATATACAGAATGGTACTTAAAATGCACTGGTAAGAGGTTGCGTTATGTTGCGTAAAATAAAACTATATGGAAATTTGGCTGAAAAGATTGGCCATAAAGAATTTACTGATATTGCAGTTACAAATGCAGCACAGGCTGTAAGTTTTTTAATAAATAATTTTCCTGAACTTGAACCTTTTATGTCTGATAAATATTATAAGGTTTTGGTAAAGGATTATGAATTAGGCGAAGATGAAATACATTACCCTATAGGTCAATCTGATATTAGTTTTGTACCTGTTATTGCTGGTTCTGGAAGTGTAGGAAAGATTATTCTTGGCGGTGCATTAATTGCTATGAGTTTTGGTGTTGGTGGTTTATTTGCAAATCCACTAGCTTTTGGTGCAAAGGGATTTGGTTTTGCTGCCGCTGGTGCTGGTGCCAAAGCAGCTTTTGGTATTGGTGCTGCATTAGTTTTATCAGGTGTAAGTGATATGTTATTTCCGATTCCTAAAATGCCAGAATTTTCTAGTGAACAAGACCCTAGATTGTCATTTAATTTTAGTGGTACACAGCAGACAACAAGGGCTGGGACACCAGTGCCAATAGTTTATGGCGAAATATTTACTGGTTCTGTTGTTATTAGTGGTGCTGTTGATACGGAGCAAGTAAGAGCATGAGTAAAAAAATTATCAGAGGTTCAGGTGGTCCACCATCTCCACCGCCACCAAGACAACCGACAAGAACACCAGACACTTTACATAGCAGACAGTTTGCGACATTTCTTGACCTTATTTCTGAGGGCGAGATTGAAGGTTTTGCTTCTGCCTCAAAAGAAGGAAGAACAAAAGGAACCACTGCTTATAACAATGCTGCACTAAAGGATGTATTTTTGAATGATACCCCTGTCTTGAGATCAACAGCAGATTCTACAAGTCCAGCCACCACTGACTTTAATTTTCAAGATGTATCGTTTGAACCACGGTTTGGAACATCAAACCAAACAAAAATTGCAGGCATAGAAAGTAGTTCATCAGTTACAAGTGTTGGAGTTGAAGTAGCACAGGCAAGTCCTGTTACAAGACAGATTACAAACTCAAACGTTGATGCTGTAAATGTAACTATTACATTTCCGCAGATACAGAAAGCAACAAATGAAGGAGATTTACTTGGTTCAACAGTTCAACTTAAAATATCTGTCCAATATAATTCAGGAGGTTTTACAGATGTTATTACAGATACTGTTACTGGTAGAACAGCAGACGCATACCAAAAAGATTATCGTGTAAATTTAACTGGTTCTTTCCCTGTTGATATCAGGGTAACAAGAATAACCGCAGACAGTTCTGATTCAAGTTTGATAGATGCTTTTCAATGGACAAGTTTTGGCGAGATTATAGATGATGCAAACACATACCCGAACAGTGCATATGCTTCAATACGTTTGGACTCAATGCAGTTCAGTTCCATACCATCACGAAAATTTAGAATTAGAGGTGTAAAAGTAAGAATACCGGGTGCTGGTGCAAATAGCTCTGGTACTCCTTCTGTTGATAGTGCTACTGGTCGTATTGTCTATCCTGATGGATATATATTTAATGGCGTTATGGGTGCTGCTCAATGGTGTTCATGTCCTTCAATGATTCTTTTAGATTTATTGACAAATAGCAGATATGGCTTTGGCGATCATATAACAGACAGCACTCTTGATTTATTTTCTTTTGTAACTGCTAGTAAATTTGCAAATACCTTAGTGTCAAATGGCCTTGGTGGACAAGAGGCTCGATTTAGTTGCAATGTAAATATACAGGGCAGTGGAGAGGCTTTTACATTAATAAATGAATTGGCTGGTGTTATGAGATGTATGCCGATTTGGAGTGCTGGTTCTATAACTATGACACAAGATAAACCAAGTACAGCAAGTTATCTGTTTAATCTTTCTAACATTACCAGTGAGGGTTTTAATTATTCTGGAAGTAGTCTAAAGCAGAGACATACTGTTATTGCTGTTTCATATTTCAATATGGACAGTAAGGAGATAGATTATGAAGTTGTTGAAGATGCTGCTGCAATATCTAAATTTGGTCAGATTGTAAAACAGGTAAAAGCATTTGCTTGTACCAGTAGAGGTCAAGCTGCAAGATTAGGGAAGGCAATATTATTTGCAGAACAGAATGAATCTGAAGTAATTAATTTCACAACATCTATTGATAGCGGGGTAGTTGTTAGACCCGGTGCAATAATTTCTGTTGCTGACCCTGTAAGAAGTGGTTTACGTAGAGGAGGAAAAATTGCATCTGTTACCTCTACAACAGTTATTACTGTAGATGATTCTGCTGCTACAAGTTTACCAACAACAAACAACCCAACTATAAGTGTCATTATGCCAGACGGTACTGTTGAAACTAAAGATGTTAGTTCAATATCAGGTGCAACGATAACTGTTTCAAGTGCATTTTCCCAAACGCCAAATGTAAATGCCAACTGGTTAATTCAAGATGATACTGTAAATGCTCAATTATTTAGAGTAATAACTGTTGAAGAACAGGATGGTATTAACTATGCGATCACTGGACTTTCTTATGTAAATGAAAAATATGCCTTTATTGAAGATGGTGCAAGCTTACCAACGAGAACAGTATCAATTTTAAATGAACTTAAAGACCCTCCAACAGCTTTACAGGCAGAAGAGAAACTTGTTGTTATTAATAACCAAGCTGTAAGTAAATTAATTATTAGTTGGCAGCCAGTTATAGGGGTAACTCAATACCAAGTTAACTATAGATTTAATAATGGTAATTTTATTTCAACAACAGTATCAAGTCCTGACTTTGAAATTTTTAATACATCTATTGGAACATATGAAATACAAGTATTTAGTTACAATACAGCCTTAGAATTATCAGCAACCTCAACCGATTTAACATTCAATGCAGTTGGTAAAACAGCAGTACCCTCTGATGTAAGCGGTCTTTCAGCAGAACCAATAAATGAAAAATTAGTGAGATTGCGTTGGAATCTAGCTACAGATTTGGATGTTACCCATGGTGGTCGGGTATATGTAAGACATTCTCCTTTAACAAATGGTAATGGTACTTTTTCTAACAGTACAGATTTAATTGAAGCCTTGGCTGGTAATACAACAACAGCAGAAGTACCGTATCTTGAGGGCGAATATATTTTAAAATTTAGAGATGATGGTGGCAGATTTAGTTCTGGTGAAGCAAGTGTAATTTTAGATTTACCAGATAACCTTGCACCTTTAGTTACACAGACAAGACGTGAAGATCAAGACAGCCCTAAGTTTCAAGGAACAAAAACCAATGTTGACTTTGATGCGACAACCGACACTCTTAATTTAATTGGTGGTGGTAATTTTGATGATATTACAGATTTCGATACTGTTGGTTCATTAGATGATTTCGGTGGAATAGTACCACTTGGTACATACGATTTTGGTGGTACTGCTGGTGGTGATACCTTGGATTTAGGCGGTGTCTTTAGTCTCGATTTAAAACGACATTTTTTAACAGAGGCTTTTTATCCAAGTGATCTATTAGATTCAAGAGGATTAATTGATGATGTAACAGATTTTGATGGTGCCACCGCAACAGAAGTGAACGCTGAGATGTTAGTGCGTGTTACACAGGACAATCCTTCATCTGGTTCTCCTACATATACAGCCTTTCAAACTTTTGCCAATGGAACCTATAAAGGTAGAGGTTTTCAATTCAGAGCAAAACTTACAAGTAATGATGTGGCACAGGATATAAAAGTTTCGCAACTTGGGTATACAGCATCCATACAAAGAAGAACAGAACAAGGTAATTTAACTGCTAGTGGTGCTGGCGCAAAAAATGTGACTTTCCAACACCCGTTTTTTGTTGGTACTTCTTCTTTATTAGGTGCAAATTCAAATCTACCTTCTGTCGGAATAAATGCACAGAATATGGTTAGTGGCGATTATTTTGAGGTAAGCAATGTAAGTTCAACAGGCTTTACAGTTCATTTCAAAAATTCATCAAATGCAAGTATTGATAGAAATTTTACTTATCAAGCGGTAGGATTTGGTAAAGGAGTGTAGAATACACTAAAACAGTCAATTATGGCAGAACACGATTTTATAATTGATAACGGTACAGGTGCAGCAGTTCGTGCTGACTTGAATAATGTTTTACAGGCAATAGCGTCAAATAATAGTAAGTCTGGTGCATTAACTACAAATTATGCTTTTCAATGGCACGTTGATACAGCAACAAACCTTTTAGAAATAAGAAATGCTGCAAATAATGGTTACATAGAAGTTGGTAATGTAACTCTTGCAAATTTAGGTTTAATGCCAAGAGCAGGTGGTACTTTTACTGGAAAAATAATTCATAATTATACATCAAGTGTAACAATACCTTCAGGTACAACCGCACAGAGGGATGGAAGCCCTGCTGTCGGTATGTTAAGGCATAACTCAACATTAAATCAGTTTGAAGGTTATAACAACGGTGCGTGGGGTGCGATTGGTGGTGGTGCTGGTGCAACTGGTGGTGGCACTGACGAAGTATTTTTTGAAAGTGACCAAGCGGTTACAACAAATTACACTTTATCATCAGGCAAACACGCGCATACAGTTAGCCCTACAATAAATTCAGGTGTCACTGTAACTGTGCCATCTGGTGCAATACTTGTTATTCTTTAATTATGGCATTAAACATTAACGGCACTACTGGTATTTCTGGGGTTGATGGATCAGCTTCCGCACCAGCATTACAAGGAACGGATAGTAATACAGGAATAAATTTTGCATCTGATACTGT